CTGCTGGTGTGGAATATACATGGAAACCTTCGCATGAATTTCAAGACTCTTTTGATTTTTATTGGCATTTAGGAGAGGAAATTTCCATAAATGGCAAAAAAGAAGTTGTTAGAATGGTTGCTGTAGAACTATTAGAAGTATCAGAAGGCAGCCTTGTATGGATGGGTGCAGACCCTTATGCCAAACGAAAAATGACTGACGAAACAGGTCAGCAATGGTTAGAAAATATCCAAAAGTCTGGTATAGTTAATTATGCACAAGTAGCTGAGTTTAGCAAGAAAATAGAGTCAATGGGCAAAAGATTCCATATTGGAAATTTCTTAGATAATAAAACTACTGTTGCTAATAATTTCTCGCAAAGCACTAAAAAAGATGATGATACAGTAGCATTAGAAACTAAATTGTCAGAAACCACACAAGTGTTAGAGAAAAAAACTTCTGAATTACAAGAAGTTACAAATGATTTAACAACTCAAAAAGCATTAGTTGCCGATTTACAAAAACAACTCGAAACTTTTAAACTTGACGCTAAATTAGGTCAAGAGATTAAAGAAGAGAAAGTAGCCTACGCAAAGTCTATTTATAGTTTGTCGGTGGGTGCAAATGTAAATGAAGCTACTCTACAATTAATAGAGAAATCTAGTTTTTTAGAACTTGATGGACTTATTGAAAGCTGGGGTGGTAAAGCTATGAAATTCTTTGGACAACCAGAATGTAAGAAATGCGGAAATACAGAGTTTGTTACAAGGTCATCAAAGTTAATTGATAAAAACAAATCATCAGGAGAAGACAACGATTCTGATTCTCACTTAGACTCACTTAGATAGATATAATTATGACATCATTTTTAGAAAATAAGAACAAAAAAGTAGGACTTGATATTCCTTTTCCTTTTGGAACTTATCTAACTTCTGCAACCAATTTAGTAGAAGGTCAAGCAGTCAAAATGACTACTACTTCAAATACAGTACAGGCTGTTGCTGCTGGTACTGATTTTCCCATTGGTGTAGTTATGGTTACTCCTGATACAAATGGGCAATTGACTGTAGCTCATACAAGCATTTCAGGATTTAATACCAGCATAGGTACTACAGGGCTTGCAGTAGGAAGTTTTGTGAAAACAATAGCAAGTGAAAGTGGTGAAGCTTTATTTGTGGCTACTGCTTCTGGCGATTATGCCACAGGAATTATCGTAGCTAATTTAGGTGTTGAAGGTACTCGTACTCGTTATAAAGTTGGATTAATTCATCCACTTAAACAATAACAATTTTGTTCAACTAATTAAGTTATAATATCAACAACATATTTGTATTTCTAAAACTGTTATAGTATATGAATGAAGAAATTTTAAAAATTAGAGCCTACTTCAGCAAAACCAAAGATGCAGCAGGAAACTTGATTACCAAAGGTGAAGTAAAGAAGGCTATTCGTGAAGATTTTGCTAACTTTAGCTCAGATGTAGTCAAAGTCAGAAATGGCTACATCAAAAAAGAAGATGGCAAAACAATAGAAGTGCCTCCTAGCAAGGTAAGTTTTAGTCAAATTCTACAAGTTCGTTACGGCGAAGATATTAAACCTAGTGACTACCTAAAAGCAATGGGTGTATTTGCCGACAGTATGTCTTTGCAAGAAGCCTGCTTTGCTTTAGGAGGCCCAGAGTTATCTTGTCCTGATATTGCCAAATTATTAAAAGACCATACTACTTTTAGTTCGACAAAGTCTTATGATAGTGAATATCGTTTTTTGATTCCAGAACTCATCATCGATGCCATTGATTTGGCATATATGAATGCTGGGATTTCTCGCAAATGGATTGCCTTAAAACAACCAATGGGGGCTAATGACGAAATCACTTTACCATATATTGTGATTGGTACAGGAATGCCTTCAAGAATTGGTGAAGGAGCAAATATTCCAAAAGGTCGCATAAAAATGTCCCAAAAGAAAGCCAGCAATTTTAAGATAGGAGAAGGGTTTGAATTTACCTACGAACTTTTAAGAAAGGCAAAAATTCCGTTGATGGCTAAATCTATGGAATCAGTGGGACAAATGCTAGCATTAGGAAGAGACACAGAAGCCATGCGTATTATTCTAAATGGTGAGCAAAATAATGGTTCTGAATCATCTGCTGTTATTGGAGTAGAAAATACCTCATTAGGTTTTCAAGCAAAAGACATCAAAAGAGCCGTTGCTAGACTAAAAAGGTTAGGCTTTAATATTGATAGAATGATTGTTGGAGAAGACGATGGTATTGATATTTCGAACTTACCTGAGTTTCGTGGTTATGCAGGTGATACTAAACAAGCAAATATGCGTACTATTTTAGGGTTGCCCCCAAATTTAGACATGGATACTTATGTTTTACCAAATGACCAAATTGTATTATTTGATTCTAATAAGACATTAATTGAATTGGAATCTAATGGCTATTTAGTAGAACAGCAAGGAGAATCAAGCAACCAAACTGTAAATCTATGGATTACAGACCGTATAGGTAATGCGATACATAGACGTGATGCACGATTAATCATTGACAAAAGTGTTGCATTCAGCTCTGTTGGATTTCCTGATTTTATGAATATTGATGATTATATTTCACAAGCATTTGGGCAATAAGTAAAATAGATTTAGGTATTAAATACAGTATTTTTTTAACTCTTATTAATCATTTTGTATATGGAGAAAGTTAAAGTAAAATTAGGCACTAAAGCAAGCTTCTTTTTTGCGGGAGGTAATAACAAAGTTCTTCCTAACCAAGTGGTTGAAGTAGAACATAATCAAGCAGTAAAAAGAGGCATTGCTAATGAACACTTAGTTATCGTAAATACTGACACTACGATTGTATCTACTGATACTACAGAAGGTAACGATAAAAAAACTAAATAGTCGTGGAAATTAATCAGTTGATACAAAATGATTTACCTTTTCTTGACCTATCTGATGAGATAGTTTTGCAAAAAATAGCAACCGCAAAGTGGTCTACATTTTATTCTTTGCAAAATTATCTTAAAAAGTTAGATACAGAAGTAGAAGACGAATCTACTTATAAGCCCAAAGAGAAAATTCTCGTTGCTGCTTATACAGCCTATCAATTACTCATTACCAAAACTATTGAAACAGTAGCAGGAGATGCCCAAACAGGTGTAAGTGCTAATAATAAAATTTTGACTAAGGCAAAAGCTGATGTTGTAGAAACAGAATTTACACCTATTAAAGCCAGTGATGGAGCAAATATTAGCTTAACAGGTGAGAAATTATTATTAAGCCTGAAAGATAAAATTTGTGATGCTGCATTGAATTTAGATATAGTATTACCTATGTGTAATTGTGGCGTATTTACTCCATTACCATCTTTTAAAATAGTTAAATGCTAATAAATATGGCAAAAAAAATATTGATTATTGATAATGGACATGGCACTGAGACAAAAGGCAAACAAAGCCCAGATGGGATTCTTAGAGAGTTTGATAATAACCGTTTAATTACTCGTGAATTATCTAAACTACTCACAACAAAAGGACAAAAGCATTTTGTATTGTTTCGCCAATGGTTGAATGAGTCCATCACGGTTGTAGATGATTTCACGTTGTTATCAAGGCAACAAACTGCAAATAGTTTTATTCATTTGAATAATCCAATGACTACTTGTTAATCTCTATACACTCCAATGCAAATAGTTTTGGGCAATGGCAAGCAGCAAGAGGAGTTGGCGTTTATGCACATACCACAAGAAAAGACTTAGTTAAACATCAACAAGTATTTTGCCAACAAATAGCTTTAGCTACAGGATTGCCTTTACATGGAACAGGTGTTCATTATGCAGATTTGGCTATGAATAAGCCTGCTAAAAAAGATAAACAAACAGGTAGAATTAGTGGAATTTTGTGTGATAGTTTACTCTTGGAGATTGGATTTCATGACAATAGACAAGATGTAGAAATTATGAAACAGTCGCAACACCCTGCCAATGTAGCAAAAGGCATTATTAATGCATTAGAATTTTTGTACCCTAATAAATAATTAAACTATTACTTTTATAAAACAATGAAACTATTCAATAAATTTTCTGTCAGAATTTTGTGGGCTTTGTTAGTCAGTGCCTTGCCACAAATTCTCAAAGGTCAAACCCTTACTACAAGCCAAGAAGATGGCTTAGAATTAGGCAAAAAAATAGGTGACGATGTCGCTAAAGTATTTACTGATGACAACCCTGATGATAAGGCTCAACTCCATGAAGTCTATGAAAAGCATAAGAAGGAGATTGTAGATGTTTCTTTGGAGTTAGTAGATGATTTTGTAGAAGCAAAAGTGAAAAACCCCAAGACAAAAGCCATTGCAGTCGCAGCTATTGCAACGTTAAAAAAGGTTGTAGATGATGAGTGGCAAGATGATGAGCAAGGTCTAAAATATTTGCAAGCTATAAATGTATTGCCAGAAGTATCTGAAAATCAAATTGTAACCTAAAATATCAAAAACAGCGTAAGTTAAGTGAGATTAGCTTACGCTGTTTTATAGTAACCAAAAAATATATGAACTTACTTTCTACATCAGATTTAATAGATATTAACAATGCATTCAAAGATTTGCGAGATACTTTCTTGCAAAGTATAGTTATATATCATGTATTAGGCGAACGATTAGATAGGTTTATGGAGGATACAGAATTAATAGCAGATAAAATTGTAAACTTACCTGTATTGATTGTGCCAAGCAAAATGGGTAAAGTAGAAATTTTACAAAAAGGTAAACAAGATTTTACAGAAAGTTATGTATTAGTATTTTGGGAGGATTTGGTAAACACAGGCTTGGCGGATACAAATGCTTATTTTTTACAAGCAGATAAAGATTTTATGGTAATTAATGGAGAAAAAGTAGATGTAATTGGCGTAAATAAAGTACCAGATTTAGGCAATTTAAAAAATTATGTAAAAATTCAATATCGCAAAAAACTAGCTATAGAAGGTGGTTTCTAAAATAGGTGACTGGAAAAAAGTGGCTGCTTTAATAAAGCAAATGCAAGCCAAATTTAATGTAGCAGAAAAACAAGTCTTGCAAAAAATAGGTATTAAATCAGAAGAATTGGCTGTTTCACGAATAGACGAACAGCCCAGTGAATGGGAAACATTAAGTGAAGATTATGTTGCTCAAAAAATTAAAAAAGGTTTATCTGAAAATACATACATAGCTACAGGTTCTTATAGACTATCAATTACATCTTTTGTCGTGGGTAGAGTTGCTTATGCAGGTTTAAAAAAAGTTGCCCGAAATAAAGAAGGAAAGGAACTTGCAGATATTGCCAAAACCTTAGAATATGGTTCAGTCAAACGTAATATTCCACCACGTCCTTTGTGGCAGCCTACAAAACAAAAAGTGATTAAATGGTTGAAGGATACAAATTTTGTAGAAGAAGAATTTAAACGTGCTTTATTATAATAAAAAAGTATAACTATTTTTTATTATAACAGAAATAACATTTTTTGCGTGTATTGATAACACTTTTCAAAGAAACTTTATTTATTTCTTTGGTACATCTTTGCAAACCCTTACACTTAATATTATTGTGATAAGCATAGGCAATAGAGCCATTACATACGTAAACAGGCTTTGTTTGCAATAGAAAGAATATTATCATGAAGTTATACATAGTTTTAGCTTTTTTATATTTAAAGATACTGCTTTTCTATTATATATTACAAATTCTTATTAAGCATTAAAAATTAATTTAGAATATCAATAAAAAATATTAACTTTTTATTGATAAATAAAAATATTTATGTACTTTTGTTTATTACATTGCGAGGTGGAGCAGTTGGTAGCTCGTTGGGCTCATAACCCAAAGGTCATAGGTTCGAGTCCTGTCTTCGCTACAAACCATAAAAAAAGGGGATAGGTCGTATAAGCTGGCACTTAGTCTATCCCCAATGACCGTATTAATTTAGGCATACGTTTTTGCTGGGTTTTTGAAATCCCGAATTATCTTATTTCAAAACGTACTATCAAAGAAAGGCTATCAGGTCTGAACCCACACAAGACACGCCTAAAATTAAAGCAAATGGGCAACTGTTTTTTATAAATAGTTGCCCAAAATGTTTTATAAAAAACATAAAAAACTATGCAATATCCTTTTTTTAGATTAGATAACAAGGAGTCTGAACAAGGCGAATCTGCAACAGCCTACAAATTCTTATCCGAAACTAGGTATGATAGAATAGTTTTTATGAAATTTATAAGTGGTCATAAATGGTATAGTTATGAAAAGCATGAGGATAGAGATGTAAATGCAGCTTACCATTATGAAACTTTTTCAGAAATCAATCAAGAAACATATAAAGAAATATTGCAAGATTTTATGAATTGGCAGCCTAATTAACTGCGAAAATTAGCCCAATACAAAAACGGAGTGAGCTTATCGCCAACTCACTACCGTTTTAAATATTAGTATCCATCTTAAAACCCTAGTTATTCTATATACAAAACTTTAAATATAATGCCAAATGATTAACCAAAATTATATATTATTAGGTTTTACGATTCTATTTTTTATATATATTGTATATTTTTTTAAAAATATATATAAAATAAGGAAAATATATTACAAAAATTTTATGAACCAACGTAGTAAAAGAAAACAAGATAAAAAACATTAAATATTATAATAAACTCTAATGATTTTACAACTAGCAGAAATAGACAGGGCTTTTTTTGAGGCAATTAGAACACGACTTATTTTAATGGGCTATTTGCCTGATAGGACTGTGGAAAACACGCCCCAAAAACTAAGTGTTGCAAAAAAAAATATTACTGATTTGGGGAAAGAAATCATCGAAGTGTTTGGTACAGCAAATTATGCAGATAGACAAAAAGTAACTAATAATAAAATCGTCATACATCGTTTAGGCATGATTGCTGGAGATATTGGTGCTTGGGGAGTTCATCAATATAGACCAACTAATATAGGTTTTGATAAAACAAAACTTCCTGCTCAATGCTATAAAGTAAATTACCAAATTGCTTACCTAACTAATTCTACTAAGTATGATAGAATTCTCACACAATTATTTTTAGATATTTTTGGCATCAAAGGTAATTTGTATGGCATCAAAGATGATGGTACAAAAACAGACAATTACTTTGACTTTATTCAGACAGATTATCAAGATTTGTCAGAAGATAAATATATAGAGAAAGCATTTAGATATACAGTTCAAAATGTTTTTATCATGGATATAAATGCTTATACAGAAAATATCGCAAAAATTCAAGAAATAGTTACAACAGCTACTTCTGATAGTGAGCTAAACCCTAATATTCAGTCTGAATAATTAGTAACTGAATATAGTTTTCCCCCACTACCTTGATACTGCAATAAAAAATTAGGATTTATTTTTGGCTGTAAACTTATTATGTTATGGCAGCACCTAATGTTTCAGTAACCACAAACGATACAACCTCAGCAGCTTCACCAGAGAATACCTCCATTTTTTTAGTGCAGGCAATTACTGAAAGAGGCGTTGTAAATAAACCCATACGCATTGCTTCCGAATTAGAATTTTATCGGGAGTTTGGAAAAGTAATTCACTCTACAGGCGAATTGTGTATTAGGGCCTTACGTTTGGGTGCTATTTTATATATAAATCCCGTTCATCACTATACTACTATTAGTGATGCAAGCACTATTGAAGGCACAAAAGCTGAAGTAGAACTATTTACAGGAGATTTAATCATTAAAGCTGCTGAAGTTGGTCAGGCTTATAATGGAATTCTTGTATCCATTGTAAGTCCACAAAGCCGCAGAACTGGTTATTTTGATATATTGGTTACAAATCCAACAGACCCAACTTTTGCCAACGAGTTTATCCAAGATATTGCTCAAGATTTAACAGTTTCGAGCATTATAAACTTAAATGAAAAGCTAAAAACGGTGCAATTTGTTTTAGACAACCCCGTTACTTTAGTAGCAGCCAATTATGCAGCTCTTTCGGGTGGTATCAAAGATATTACTACCATAGTTATAGGCGATTTTGTGGGTTCATCTGTTAGCAAAACAGGCTTAAATGCCTTCGTATCTGTACATTCGTCTATTGGTTTTCACATTGTAAATTTTAATCCAGTAGATTTAATTTCTAATGTTTTAGATGCTGCTTATGTAGCTTATGGCGAAAAAACAATTAGACAAGTACATCTTAAAGTCAAAGAATCTACTGCGGGAAAAATAGTAGATTACAGAAATGGCACAGGCACTTATACACATCAACCTTTAGATAGTTTATTTACTTCTTACTGGGCAGGTACTATCAAAGTTCCTAGTTCTGCCGATGCAAGTAATATTATCAATTCATTATCTCCTATGGGTGATTATGTGGGTTGTCTTGCAAAAAAAGATGCAGTAGGAGCATGGCTATCAGTTGGAGATATAGACTATGGTCGTTTATCACCTGATGTATTGGCTTTGTCAGCATTTACAGATGAAGAGAATGATTTATTATATGATAATGATATTAACTTCATCAAAAACTCCTCGTTAGGTTTCAAATTTAGTGGAAATCGCAGCTTATATCGCAATAAAACCAAAGTTAGTTCTAAACAAAACGTATCTTCTCTTACTATTTATTTAATGAGATGGTTAAGAAGTTTAGCTGAAAACTATTTAGAAAAGCAAAATGATGTCATTACTTGGGGAAATTTCTACCGAGCTGGAAGACCTACGATGACTTTATTAGAAGATAGACGTGCAATAGAAAAAACCGAAGGTAAAGGTTGGTTATGGTTGGGTGACCAGGAGGCGAAAAGTTTAGATGATTTGAAGTACAATAAAAAAACCGATATAACTAATGGTATTTACAAGATGCAATTACAGATTATACCTAAAGCATCTATTGAAGTCATCAATATATTGGTTACTAAAACCAATGAAATCGTTAATGTACAATTAGCATAAACTCCAGAAATTATGGCAAATAATGTAACCCTGACTTATAGATGGTCACTAGAAATAGAAGGATTAGAACAGTTTTTAGTACAGGAAGCACAACTTCCTGAAGATGGTGTTGAAACTTTCAAAGTTAATGCAGGAGTCAATGACTATGACAAGACTTTGCCAAGTAAAGCTACTTTGGGTACTCTTACACTAAAGAAATTGATAGCTACGGACAATACAGAAGTTTGGGCTTATGAATGGCTACAAAAAGTGAAAACCAAAAAATTTGAAGAATATGCAAAATTTGCTTTTCTAAAATTATTGGCTGAAGATGGTATTACAGTAGTTCGTAAATATGATTTAGGCGAAATATTCCCTATTAAAGTTTCTCCTGAAAATGCCAACCGTTTAGGTACAGAGGCATTCATGGAGTCTGTCGAGTTTGCTATATCAAGATTTACAGTAACAACTTCTTAATGGAATTTATGGAAGATAAACTTTATAGCTTATCAGAAGGTATTCAGTTGATTTCTTGGGAGCTAGTTCTGATAATTACTTTATTTATTGTAGGCATGGTTTTGCAGTACGGCAAAATGGCAAAGGCAACTGCCAATGTGATGATGGCTGCTTCCTTGGTAAGAAAAAGAAAACTCACAATCAGTGTTTTAGATGTGATGCGGAGACGAAAACCCTTAACAGATAGCTTGTCGCACTTTACAGGTTGGCGAGGGATTCATGGAGCATTTTGGTTATTTCACAATGGGAAAAAAGATGAGCAAGGTAAAAGTATTTTGCATAAAGTGTCTATGGTATTAGAATGGAGCAGAGTAGTTTCCTTAAAGAAAGACAACCAAAATCTTTATGTAAAAGATTTTCAAATTATCTATGACCAACTCTTAGCAAAGGGTTGGTCTAAACAAGATTTATCAACACCAATACCTTTTATTCGAGATGCTTTGCATCTACATAATCAAAAATATAACTATTTTTTTATGTACAAAGAAAAGGATAAGCCCTTGTTTGTACTTAGTATCATGACAAAAATAGAAATTGCAGAAAGTGAAATAGATAAATATATCAAACCTGAATTGTCTTTTATTCATAGCATTTTTGATAATGCTTTGCCATCAGCTTATCAAGAGTGCATAAATTACTATCAATAGCATGGAAGATTTTACAAGCCAAACTACAGAAAAAAAAGATAAGATTTCTATTGTAATCATGATTATCTATCTAGGTATCAATGTACTAGACGCATTTCTTGCTATTAAAAAAGAGGGAAACGAAAAACTTCATTTCTTTTTTGACCCTTTTTTAGATAACGTAGCTTTGGTGTTTTGGGTAGCAGTAATTTATCACTTTGGCAAAGAAGTATTGATAGGTATTCAAGTATTGAGAGAAAAATTTGGTATTAAATTTTATGAAAAATCCCACGACAATGTTCACAAAGAAAACAATTCTGATTAGCGGCGTTTCCGCAGAATATAAATTGATTACTGGTGCTATGCAGGAGTCTATGACTCGAAATGCAGGTAATGACACAGACCCCATATCTACTTTACTCAAAGAAGCTTTAGTAAGTTTGGGTAGCAAAACAGCTATTTCCAAAGAAGATATTGATAATTTATTAGTCAATGACAAACAAGATTTGCTATTGAAAATACGCATGGATTCTTATGACGAAAATTTATCTTTTAAATTAGCTTGGGAAGTTGATGGTAAAAAAATAGAACATTCTCACGAAGTAATTTTTAATGAAGATAATGTTATCCGAACTGTACCCAAAAGCCACTATAATGAATACGAAGAAGTATTACAAAATTTAACTTATGAAGTTACACTTCCTCAATCAGGGCAAGTCATTGAATTGACTAAACTTACAAGCCAATATCACCAGAGTTTTTTTAAAAAAATAGCAAAAGACAAATTATCGGCTATCTCTTTTATCCAATTGAGAAAGCCAAGAGTAAAAAGTATTGATACTGAAACTCAAAAGCCTCGATATTTAGCTTGTGATTTGCGAGAATTGTTGGCAAAAGATTTAGAAGTTTTGAGAAAAGCTATTTATGCCCAAGAAGGCAATATAAAAGCAGAAATTGAAGTAAAAAGCCCTTATAATAACGGTCAAACGCAAAAAGTAAGTGTTTTGGAGATACCAAATTTTTTCTTTTATACGGAATAGGCTGGCTCACCAACAACTATTTCTATCTTAATTATGGTGGCTTGCATACTACTTATCAAGATTTTGCACAATTACCTGTTTGCGAAATATTGAGACTCAAAAAATTACATGATAGGCAAAAAGAGTATGAAGATTCATTAACTAAAAGACGTAAAAAATGACAGATGCCATACTTGGGTTTGGTTTAGCTTTTACCTTAGAAGATAGATTTACACAAACTTGTAAAAATATTCGGGGAGAGTTTGCAACTTTTGCGGGCGATGCTGAAGGATTCCAAACCAAAATGAATGCCTCCATGAATGGTATTATGCAAGGTTTTGGTATGATGGGTGCAGGTGTGGCTCTATTAGCTCCTTTGGGAATTGCTGTCAAAGATGCAGCTAATTTTGAAGTACAATTAAAAGAATTATCTGCCATTACAGGTGTTACAGGTGCTGGACTGGAAGATATAGGCAATAGGGCACAAAATTTAGCACTAAAATTTGGTGGTGACCCCTTAAAAAGTGTGGATAGTTTCAAAACTATCCTCTCTCGTTTGGGCCCTGATATTGCCAAATCTCCTATTGCCTTACAAAATATGGGAGATAGTATTGAAACTTTAGCCAAAACAATGGGAGGTGATACTTTAGGCTCAGTAAATGCTTTGACTACAGGTATGCTTCAATATAGTATAGATTTAAGTGACCCTATTGCAGCAAGTCAAGCAATGGCTAAACAAATGAATGTGATGGCAGCCGCTGCCCAAGTAGGTAGTGCAGAAGTTCCACAAATAGCAGCAGCTTTAAAAGTATCAGGTTTAGCAGCAAAATCAGCAGGGTTGAGTTTTGAAGAGGCAAATGCAGCTATACAAATCATGGGTAAGGGAACTGTGTATGGGGCAGAAGCTGGAACAGCTTTACGTAATGTATTAGGTAAATTAGGCGAAAATAGATTTATTCCTAAAGACACATCAGAAGAACTCAAAAAAGCAGGAGTTAATTTGAATGTATTAGCAGATACCACTATTCCCTTATCAAGTAGATTGAAAGAGTTAAATAAAATACAAAATGATGCTGCTTTAGTAGGTAAGTTCTTTGGAGTAGAAAATAAGAATGCAGCCATGCTACTTATGCAAAATATAGGGGATTTAGAACAATGGACAAAATCTGTTACAGGAACTAATTCAGCTACAGACCAAGCAGCAGTAATAATGGGAAGTTTTAATGAAGCTATGAAACGAAATAAAGCTTCTATAGAAGTTACAAGTATTGCTATTGGCACAGCATTATTACCAGCAGCCTCTAAAATGTTAAATATTGTTTCTGATTTATTGGGTGCATTTACAGAATTTGCCCAAAGTGATATTGGGAAAGAATTTGTAAAAATTGCAGGTGCTATTGGAGTCGGCTTAGTAGGGATGGGTAGTTTAGTTGTTGGTTATCATAGTATTAACATGGCAATTACAGCAGCAAAACCTGCAATGGAATGGTTTAAGGCTAGTATATTGACTACTAATGCAGCTTTATTGCCTTATATTGCAGTTGCAGCAGGTGTAGCTGTTATTACTTATGGTTTAGTAAAGGCTTATAATAGTTTCTCTGATGTAATAGCTGGTGGTCAAGTAGCACAAAATGGATTTCTGAGAACTATGCAGCAAGTTGGTGGCTTGATGCACTTTGTAGCAGAGGCTTTTTCTACAGCTACTGCTACATCTGTAACTTTCTCAGCAGAAACCCAATCAGGCTTAAAAAATTTAGGTTTAGAAAGTGTTGCCTATAATTTAGGGGCTTGGGTTATCAATATTAAGGCATTCTTTGGTGGAGTTTGGGACGTTGTTAGTAATCTAAAAAACAATTTTGCAGATTTATTTTCTGCATTAGGTAGAGCAGGAGATGCCATTGGTAATGTCATTAGCAAAGTTATAGAGTTATTTGGAGGGAAAAATAAACCAGATTTTAATGCTTACGAAATGTTCGGAAAGGTTATTACACAGTATGTAATATTTCCTTTGAAAATAGCTATTGGAGTTATAGAAATATTAGCAAATACGGTTACTTTCTTGTCTGATGTTTTTACTAATGTATTTTCTGGAATGGCAAGTATTGTACAACCTATACGAAATGAATTTCTGCTTTTTAAAAATGACTTGGTTACATTACCTCAATTTGTAGCCACAGTTGCCAGCAGATTATGGGAGGCAATGAGTAGCATTTTTGATAATATTGGGGCTGGGCTTAAAGAGATGGTACTAAGAAATATTGCAGCAATACCTGGCGGTGAGTTTATTTTAAAACAGTTAGGAGCAACTATTACGACAGATACAGCTTCATTACCTCCTGCTCCGAAACAAGAAGAACAAGGATTAAATAGATATGTTGCTGAGCAAAAAGCTACACAAATGTCTGCAATGATGGCTACAGCAAATAATACGAATTCATTGCCAAGCATAGATTCAAAAACAGGTGCAAATGCTCAAAACCCTATTATTGTTAATAATACCGTACAAATAGGTAATGAACAAATCACAGATATAATTACTGGAAATCAAGAGTATCAAGATAAACGAAAAAACTAAACTTATGGCAGTCAGCACAATAACGCCCATTAATAGTGTTTATCTTGTAGAATTGCAAGACCCTTTTGAAACTTTGGCATTACAGTTTATACCAAATGAAATTAATAAAACTCGACAAGGCAATTTTGAAGCAGTATTGCCAACGGGTAGAAACAATCCTATTTTTCAATATACAGGTGGTAATGATGATTTGAGTTTAGTAGTAGTATTCTATGCAGATGATGACCAAAGAGAAAATGTTTTGAAAAAAATAGCATGGTTAGAATCTTTGGCAAATTCTGATGGTTATAATGCTCCAGCAAGAAGGGTAAAAATAGTTTTTGGTAACGTATTTCGAGAAGAAAAATGGGTAGTGAAAACAGTATCTACAAAAATGTCGGATTTTGCTAGTTTATATGGTTATGCTCCTATGCGAGCTGAGATAAATCTGTCTTTATCCTTAGCTCCTGACAGTAACTTAATTTTTAAAGATATTAGGCGATAATGGAAGAACAATTAATTTTACCTGAAAATAATCTTTACTACAAAGGGTATATTGTAGTGCTTCCTAATGGTGATACTTTTTTGGAAGCTGCTGATTATGTAGCTCCTACAAAGCCTAAATTCACTTTACATACAGTTGTGCAAGGTGACGAAATTACTAAACTTGCTTACAAATATTATAAAGGAATAGTACCCGATGCCAGCAAATATTGGCATTTCATTGCCAATGCTAACGACTTGGAAACTCCTTGGGCTTTGGAAATTGGAATGGTTTTGCAAATACCTGATGTTTTGCAATTAAGATTATTGAGGTAATAAATGGTTTCTAAAACATCAAAAAAATATTCCTAAAAAACGTCAAAAAATATTCCTAATTGTAGTTAAGGTTGTTGAGGTAATAATAAAATATAGTTTTATAACTAATAGCTACCTAAAATTAAGGTAGCTATAGTTTTATTCAGTAATTTTAGAAATATGAAAAGGCAATAACTCTTATAAAGGTTTTATAAAATCCCAAGATTCTGGATTAGCATCAAAAATATCCCAAGATGCTGGAATTAATTTTAATGAAACATTTTTTTTGTAATTTGCTTTCTTTTTTAGCAATTCTATGTACTGCAATTTATTTAGATTTTTCATATATTTTGAGTGTTTAAGGTAATAAATTTTTAACTAAAATTTTTCCAAATCCTTAATTTATTATAAAATATCAACTTTTACAATTATCTGCATATCTTCTTTCAATATACTAGAATTCTTAAGAGTTCCTATTTTATAATTATTTAAGATTTCTTCATCTGATTCACCGTTAATAAAACTCATTTCTATAATTACACCATTTGCAAGGTGTACCTTTACATTTTTTGTTTTGTTAAAAATAGGACTCTTTAACGGAATACCTAATTTATTTGCAACAGCTTTTACTTGTTCAAGTTTGTGTGCCAAAAAAGCTTCGCCTGCATATTGGGCAATTTCTGGCGGGTGGTCAGGGTGTATTTTGTCTTTAGTTTCTACTGCAAAAATTAGAGATACTAAGGCTCTTTCTACTTCTGTCAACTCTTCATAAGTTTTCATATTTTTTTGTTTTATGGTAACAAATTTTGTAATTCGGTTAAATTTTCATTCAGCTTATTAGAAACTTCTTTGATTTTTTCTTTGTCAATTTCGTTGTCATTGTAGCCAAAATTGCGAAAAAACTTAAAGACTTCATCTTCTTGTTCTTTATTGCCAAGTTTGTAACCTTTTTTCACGAAATTCATAAGTAATTGTTCGTGAAAACCTAAATTAATACAAATTTTAGACAGGTTGAAATATGGATTTTTTGTAAGAAATTGGCGTAATTTTTCTATATCGTTTGGCATAATTATTATTGTGTTTTTTAATAATAATAGTAAGAATTAAGTACATTATAAAGATATCTTACATCCTCCCACCATGTAGGGCATTCTCTAATTATATTTACCCGAAAACCAAAATCTTCAATCTTTCTTGGAAGTTCTACTAATACTTTTTTTACCAATATAGGAGTATTTGTATGTAAACTTGTATGATAATCGTGTGTTGTATATTTTTTATCATCTATACTAATTATGGTAATTATGAAAGCAGGATATGCAAATGTCCTTTTTTTCTTTGAACTACCATTTTTGTTTTTCATATAAATATCATTAAGACAGACTTCTTTT